TAGCAAAACATCGTCTAGGTGCTCTGGTTGGTGGGACCTCGTGCATCAGTCTAGCATCAAAAATCAGTAACTGACGTGATGTCACATAGTAAGGACTGTTCCCATCAAATAATATAGGAGCAGCACCCTCTTCCACTCTAAGGTAACCAACTGCTGCCCAGTCTGCAGGGAAGTGGCAGTGAGGTTTTACATAATCACCTGGTCCATAGTCTGCACCCCAGGTATTTTTTACATCATACTCAACATCATTAGACCCATCGTTCAACCCACCATACAATCTACCACCAGCATTGTATATAAGATTTGAAATCATCTTACAACAAAGACTGGCATATGCCTCACACAAAGGTAGAGGCAATGTCCAGTCAGTTTGTCTTGCTACAACGTTTGATCCTTCAGGAGATGGTTGCCCAGTCTCCATCCATTTATCAATCGTATGATTTGCTTCCTGAATACAATCGTCGGGAAGGATAAATTCAAAAACAGGTGTACCCCGTCCGACATAAGTTGTCATTCGTCCTCGTCAACTACTGCATCTTCAAGAGTATCTAGCATAATATCGATGTCTTGAAGATTGTCAATACCAACGATTAGTTCAGAGATCTTGTGTCCTACATATGGACGTTCCTGGCGAGCAGCGAATGCGAGTGCGTTTCTTAGTGATAGTTCTGCTTCTTTCAATGAGTTGGTCACGCTTTCGGACAGTGCCATAATTAAATCCAGTCTGGTTTACGATCAGGTTTACGAAGATAGTTTGTTTTTACCCAAGGTTTTGATGCGATGTATACTTTGTATGCATCATAGGTTGAAATAGATTTGTCAAACTTGTACACATCAGGCATTGCCCTTGCGAACTCTTCCGCCATACTATAGCATACGATTGCTTTTCCAGTACGTCTATGGAAAACTTTCTTTGCGTGAAATAGAGTGGCAGTACAGGAGTGACGCTTACCATAACGATGCTCATACTCACTAGCGAGACAGCATCCGTGTTGGATTAACCAGGCAGTGTTGTGGATGTTTTTACCTGCCCACTTAGTACAAGGGTGGTTACGGAACGCACCTTTTGCAGTTGCGTAGTAACCACCGTCTTTTTTTGGTAATGGTTCCCAGTCGTAATACCATCCAGAATAGATGATTGCAAGCATTTGACAGCATTCCAATGGCATCTTGACCACGTGTTTGTCAGGTAGAACCTGAGCAGAGATACGTGGATCTGGATGGGTTACGAAAATGTTCATTAGATGTCGCCTTCGGCACGGTTTTCGGATCGTTCAACAGTGAACTCTCCTTCAGGATAGCGCGTTGCGAGTTTAACGGTGTTACGATAGATGACTTCTTCCATACGAACACCGAGTGCCATACACGCTTGTGCAGCATACCACATCACATCACCCAGTTCAACGATGAGATGTTCCTTGTTAGCATTGTCGTAGGGTTTGCCTTGGAACTTGAGTTTCTTGACGATCTCCATAAACTCACCTGCCTCAGCAACGAGACCAGATGCAGCAGTGTCAAGTCGCTGGATGTTACAACCAGATCGTTGCAGTTCTGCATAGCGAGTCAGGAGGACATCGAAATCTTTAGACTCTTCACTACAAGTCATATCACAGAACTTGAGGTACTCGTCAAGATCAACCTCAAACTTGCCCTTTGATTTAGCATCAATTCTATCCTTTACTGCTTTACCCCTAGGAGTAGAAGGTCCCTCACCGAAACCTGCAACTGGATCAACTTTTGCTTTTGCCATAATTAGATTTTGAAACCGTCGAATGTAGTGTTAGAAATTTGGAGAATGTCAGTAGTTTCTACTGACTTGTCTTGACCAGAGTCGATAATGTTCTCTTGCTCATTGCAATCATACAATCTCATCTTTGCTCTGTCAATACCCACGACGAACCTCTTGTTCATCGTTGGGTCGTTATATCTATTCTTCAACTGCTTGACCATAATCTGATTCTGTGCCTCAAGATCTTCTGTAGAGATCAAAGCAAACATAAAATCAGCAGTTGCAGGAAGACCGAATGATTCGGATGTGTCGGTAAGGTCTACATCTGAGTTTCCATAACCGCTCCGAGTAGTCTGCGTAGCAGACACGATAGGAACATTATGCTCACCAGCAAGACCACGTAGTTCTTCAGCAATGGCTTTAACAAACGTGTATGAATTAACGATAGCACCTTTGTATCGGTTTGAACTACAAATGTTGAGATAGTCAACATAGATGATGTCAGGAACGAAAGACTTTTTGATAGCAAGTTCCTGAAGGAGTGCTTTGAAGTGACCCACGTGTGCTGATGCAGTGGGATATTCCTTGATAATCAACCTACCTTGTGTCTTCTTGGTAACCCTTTCGATCTTAGAATCGAACATAGGTTTGGGAAGTGTCTCAAGTTGTTGAACACTAACGTTCAGAAGGTTGGCATCGATACGCTCAGCAATCTTTTCCTCTGCCATCTCCATTGTGATGTAGAGAACATTGAGTCCTGCTGTAAGATTAGCAGCAGCACAGTGACACATAAACAAGGACTTACCAACACCAGTGCCAGCGAGTGCAATGTTAAGTGTCTTCTTAGAGATACCTCCTTTGGTAACCTTGTTCATCATCTCAAGGTCAAAGGGAATCTTCTCTTCAATACGATGATAGAAAGCAAAACGATCATCAGCATCTTCAAGATAATCGTGACCAACTGAGTTGTCAAAACTCACACTGAGTGCCTTGGACAAGATACTAGGGATAGCATCTCTACTAAACTCTCTATGTTCTCCCTCGGCAATCTGAATAGATTCCAGGAGTGCATTGTAGATGTCACGATCACGACACCACTTCTCTGTGGTATCACATAACCAATTCTCTTCGTGCGGTTCTTCAACTAGACCATCGATGAACGTACTGATCTCTTTGAAAGAAGATTCATTGAGATCTGTACGTCCTTCAAGTTCGATACGCAATGCATCCATTGTAGGAAGCGTATCATAATTAGTCAGGTATGAAGAGATCTCCTCAAACAGAACTCTGTTGTTATAGTTCTCAAAGTAATCCGATTGTAGGTGCGGAATAACTTTGCGAGTATAGTCCTGATTGAAAACCAGTGAATTGACTACCAGTTCTTCAATCGAATTAGACATAGTGGCAATAAGTTCCTGCGATGTACTTGTCGTTAGAGACAGCGGGTTTCCCAGAATGTGGGAAGGTCCACATTGGTGGGAAGACTAAAAGTCTACCACACTTGGGTTTGATTGCAATGTCACCGAAGTCAGTTTCTCCACCTTCTTCAACATCGTTTAGATACCAGAAGAGTGTAAGAAACCTACGGGCAGATTCATAGTCACCCACATCAACGTGCTCCTCAAACCTATCGTCTGTACCAGCACGGTACTTCTTAATACGAAACTGTTCGATAGTGCTCCTTGCTGGGAAGAACTGTCTGCAATCAACATCATCCATATACTTCTGTACATAATAATGTGCAGACTCAATGAACGCATTATGAACCAAACCCCAGTCTTCTAGTGCTGTGAGATTTTCGGATCCTTCCAGTTTTTGGGTGAGGTTAAACTGTTTGAACTGTGGACGACCATTACGATCCCAATCCTCAATATCTTCATCATCCAGTTCTTCAAATAGTCTGATCGCATTTTTACATACAGTATCGGGAATTGAATAGTCGTAATACCTGACTAGATCATCAAGTGCCATAACCAAACTCCTTCTCTGCTGCTTTATCAAGTGCCATCATCACTTCTGGCGTGAAGTATTTGTCAGGATTGGCAAGAATAACAGAAGGAAAAACGGAAGATTCACCAACAACAACCCGATTCCCCTTCCGCTCGAAGACTCCGTGCTTCTCACCCAGTTCCAGTAGTCCGTATTAGCGGTCAAGTCCGCGCTCGTCATAAAATAGTCGAGTCTCAATTTTGCTGTTCTCCTGTGTGAATCGTGACTTCTTCGCCTCACATTTAATAATGTTACCAACGATTTCTTTTTTGGAGTCACGCTCCTTACTCTTTGTAAGGAAGATGATAGTAGAAGCAGCATAC